ATTCGCCACGCCCCAGATCTTCGCGACGAGCTCGACGTTGTCGAACGTCACGTCGCTCGCGAGCACCTCGGCGTTCTCACCGACCGGACGGGCAGCGAGCCCACCGGTGCGACGGGCGATGTTGAGCGTGTCGCTCGACATCGGCACCCGGCGGGCGTACTGCGGAAACACGCCGTACTCCTCGACGAGCCGGATGATCTCGTTGCTGAGCTCGGGGCTGGTCAGCGCGCCGCCGAGCGAGTTGACGCCGCCCGCCTGGGCGCGACTCTCGACGCCGTGATCGACGCACCACCGACGGGCCTCGGCGTCGCCGAACACGTAGCCACGCAGGTGCATGCCAGCGCGGTACGCGGACTCAGCCGAACGGAACGCCTTGAGCGGTCCGTGCGACACGGGGATCGCGGGGACGGTTCGCTTCTCCACGGGGCTCTCCTCGGTGACGGCAGCCTTCTCGACCGCCTTGGCAGGGGCACCACGCTCCAGTACGGCACGCAGTTCGAGCTCCTTCGCCTGCACGCGCTGCAGGAACTCGATCTGCTCGCGGAGCTTGTCGGCACGGGTTTCGAGCGAGCGGAGCGAAGCCTCCTGCTCCTCGGTCATCGGCTCAGCGCCGTCCTCGGCCGGGGTCTCGCTCATCGCTTCCATCTCGGCGACGACAGCGGCGAGTTCGTCGAGCAGTGCCTTGATCTTGTCCACGAGCGTGACTCCTTGGTCGGGATGCGGCGGCGCTCACGCCACCTATCACCGAACGTACGTAGCCAGACCGGCACCCATCCAGTCACTGGGCGGCGTTAGTAAACAACTTCCGCCGCCGCACCTCGACCGCCAGGAGCGTCTGCTTGTCGGTCGCACCGCACCTTGGGCAGCGCAGATATCGCGTCTGGTAGTCGCCAGACCGCTGGCTCGACGCGATCACGTACACACCGGCCCGGCACTTCGGGCACGAGTCGCCACTAGCGGCCATGCTGTGTCAGGTACTCGCGAAGTTCTCGGGCACGGGTCGCCGCAGCCATGCGACGATGAGCCTCGGCGTCACGCTGGCGGCGGAACGCATCGTAGGAGCGCTGGGCAACTTTCACGTCAGTATCGGGATAGGCCGGGAACGTAGTTGGGGAAACATCCAGCAACGAGTCGATAGACCGTATCAATCTGACACTGCGTCCATCTTCGACGCTCCACTCGTCGCCGCCGCTCGGCACGGTGAACGAGAACGACGAGCCACGCACGATCCCCGCACGGATGTTCGCCGCGATGTCGCGACCGTAGGACGTGTCGGGGACGGGGAACTCGTACCGCAGCCCGACCTCATCGACCTTGAGCGACAGCGTGCCGGGATACCTCGCGAGCGGGTAGTTCGCGTCGTGATTCCAGAGGGCGCGCGTCTCCAGCGGCTTCCGTCGCCCGCGCCGCTCAGCGACGATGCCGAACGCACCGGGATCGATCCGCTCAACGAAGTCGCCGAGGTCGAGGCTCAACACGCCGAACTTCGCCGCGTAGCCGACGATGTACTCACGCTCGGTGCCGTCGTCCTCGCTGCGGCTCTCGACCGCGAGCAGCGGCACCGCCGACTCGACTTCGTCAATCGCGAGGGAACGTCGCTCGATGTTCATCGTGTGGCTCCTGTCGTTCTCGTCCGCTGAGTTCATCTGCTCCACCAGTTTCCGACTCCATGCCCAGCCAGGGTCCGAGCCCCAAAGCGCCCAAGCGATGCGAGAAGGGGATGGGAAACCGTCCTCGCCGGGGCTCCAGCCCGTCGTCCCGACGTTCGTCTGATGCCGGTCGAAGAACGCCTTCATCCGCCGAGCCGTCTCGGGGCTGATGTTCACTCCGTTGCTCAGGTCGCGTGCTCGGGCAACGCCGACTGCCGTGCCGCCTCGGCCGTACTCGCTTCGCCATGCGAGACCCTTCGCAGCCTCTTCACGCACGCCAGCCGGGGGCGTGAAGTCGATGTGGTCATACTTACCCGCCACGCTTCCGCCTCCGTGGCTTCGCCCGTGGCTCCTCCGCAGGCGGTGGCTCGGGCAGCGGGTCGATCTTCGTGAGCGTGCTCACCTTGTGCCCGACCTGCGTCTCGGTCGCCCGCCACCCGCCGCTGACTTCCTCGTAGACCGTGATCAGCGCCGCCGGGTCGTCCTCGGTCGCGTCGATCGCGAAGTCGGTGCCGGGCACGTCGAGCCGCCCGTAGTCCATGACGTGGTCGATGCGTCCACGAGCTCGCCCGCCAGACGAGCCCCATGAGACGTAGTCGCCCTCGGCGACGGTGCCTGGCTCGGCTCGCTCTTCGAGCGACCTCGCGGGGGCGTCTTCGACCACCGGCACCGGCTGCGGCTGCGCATCCGCTGCTACTGCCGGTTGACGCTCGACCACCCCTGCGAGGATCGCGTCGATCTGTGCGGGCGGGATGCTCGGGAATGACGCAGCGATCATCGCCGCCGCACCCTCGCGGGTGACGAGACCGTCGGAGATCGACTGCACGATCGCGATGAGCCCGGTGATCTGGGCACCGTTGAGGCTGACCTCTGCGACCTGGGGCGTGGCGTCCTCGACGACTACCTCCTCGACGACCGGAGCGGGCTCGCCTTCGGCTGCGGCCACGCCGCCCTCGACCGCTTGGCCGTCGATGCCGCTGCCCTCTTGCTGCTGGGCGAGCACGTCATCGACCGACGGCGGTGCCCCGAGCGTGCCCATGTTCAGCGGGCGATACCGTTCGTCTCCGCCCTCAACCGGGTTGCGGTTCTCCAGTTCGAGGATGTCGTTCGTCGAGAGCGCCCCGATGTCCCACATCGCCCGGTAGTACGCCGAGCGGCTTGCGGCGTCGCCACGCATGAGCCCGCGAACGTCGAACTCGACGAAGTACCTGTCGTCGTCGCTGATGAGGTCGCGCTGAAACGCCGACTCAAAGCGACGCAGCCACGGGAGGATCGTGTGCTGCACGTAGTCGAGACCGGCGTGCTCCACCGAGCCGGGACTCGTCTCGGCACCGAGCAGGTGGAGAGGCACGCGAAACAATCTGGCGATCTCAGCCAACTGCCACTTCCGAGCCTCGATGAACTGCGAATCGTGCATCGACGCTTGCGGGATCTCGATCGGCTTGAGCCCGCCGACGAGCACCGCCGTGCGGTTGCTGTTGTTCACGCCGCCGTGCATCCGCTCCCAGTTCGCACGCAGCGACTCGCGGGCCTCGGCGTTGAGCTCGCCATCCGTGCTGAGCACAAAGCCCGGCCTCGCTCCGTTGCCGAAGAACCGGGCACCGTGGAGCTCGCACGCTCGAGCCAGCGCGATCGCGTCCTTGCAACTCTCGACGACGCTCATGCCATGCACGCCGTCGTCGCTCGGCCCACGCATGTGCAGGATCGCGTCCTGCGAGTACACCGTCTCGCGGCCGTTCTCTTCGCGGTACTTGTAGCGGAGCCGCCCGTTCTCGATCCGTTCCACCGTCATGCGGGACGGGTGCAGCGGGATGAGTTGATCGACCGCACCCGACGCTCCCGAGCGGATCTCGCTGTAGGCGTCGCCCCAGAGCCCGACGTGGAAAACCGCTTGCTCACGCCACTCGAAGCTCGTCTGCCATTCGTTCGGCTGCTGGTGGAGGCGGCGGTACAGCGGCAACTCGACGGCACGGCGAGTACCGCGAGTCATCCGTTCGAGCACGTGGAGCGGCAGGCTCGCGACGCTCTCCGACAGGATTCGCAGGCACGCGAACACCGCCGACACTTGCAGGGCGTTGCTCGCGTCGATGCGGATTCCGGCGGCCGAGCGGGACGAGTACTCCTCGTCCCACATTCGCTCCTCACCGGGGAGCCAGAGAATGCGATGCTGTGCGTTGGCGATCATCAGACGAAAAAGATCTCAGGGGTGCCCGAGGGCTTTTGCTCCTGCTCGGATCGCATCCACGAGCCGATGCCCTGGCAGAGGGCGACGATGCCGTCGATACGCTCCGTGCTGGCGGTCTTGCTCGGGTAGATGTTGCCGTGCCGGTCCTCGTGAACAGCGACGTTGCCTGCACACCACGTGAGCACCGGATGCCCGCCGTGCCGCACCATGCCGTTGAGCACGAGGTTCTCCAGCGTCTTGGCGGGAGCCGACATTCCGGGGCCGCCTTGGGGATATCCTCGCACGTCCAGCCCGTCCCCTTGCAGTAAGTTTGCCAACATCTGAGCGTTGAACTTCATATCGACCGCCAACTGACGCACCCGGTAGCGGTCGCAGATCGCCTTGATGTCGGCGTGGAGCCGGGTGTAGTCGGTGACGTTGCCGTCGGTCACCCGGATCTGCCCGTCCCGAATCCACCCGAGGTAGTCCACCTTGTCACGCTGAGCCCGCTCTACGGCGTTGGCTTCTGGAATCCAGAAGAACGGCAGCACGTCGATCGTGTTGTCCTCGGGATCTGGGCAGACGAGCACCAGGGCCGAGAGGTCATACGTGCTCGCGAGATCGAGCCCGGCGTAGACGGGACGTTCGTCAAAGTCCCGCAGCGGGTTCGCACAGCGAGCCCACGCCGCCGGGGCGATCCACCGCGTGTCCTGCGTTGTCCAGACATTGAGCCGGTAGCGGAGGAACGAGTTGAGCTTCGTCGGCGACTGCTCGGCTTCGCGGGCGTCGGCCGCGAACGACTCCTCGGTGATCGTCTCGCCGAGCGACGGGTTCGCCTTCCGCCAGACCTTCGGGTCTTTCCACGAGCCGTCGGTCGCACAGTCGGGCGGTGCCGCGTAGATGCACCCGTAGAACGTCGGATCGTACGCCGGGTCTGCGATGCACTTCTCAGCGTAGGAGTGCTGCTCCCAGCAGATGCTGCGACGGTCATAGCCAGCCGTGGTGATCGACAGGATGAGAGGCTGACGACGGGCAGCACCGCCGTATCGCAACGCATCCCAGAGCCGACGGTCCCGCTGGGCGTGGAGCTCGTCGAAGAGGAGCATGTGGATGTTGAGCCCTTCGGCCCGGAACGCATCCGCCGAGAGCACCCGGTAGAACGAGTTCGTCTGGCGATCGACGATCGTCTTCCGCGAGTCGATCACTTCGAGCCGCTTCGACAGCGACGGCGACGCACGCACCATCGACGCCGCTTCGCGGTAGATGATGCCCGCCTGTTCGCGGTCACTGGCAGCGCCGTAGATCTCGGCACCGGGCTCGTTGTCGCAGACGAGACCGTAGAGGGCGACGCCCGCGAGGGTCGTGGATTTGCCCTGTTTTTTCGGCAGCTCGATGTATGCCGTCCTGAACTGTCGCGTACCGTCTGGCTTCACTCTTCCGAACACGTCGGAGAGCATCTTCCGCTGCCACTCCAAGAGCATGAACGGCTGGCCCGCCTTCTGGCCCTTGCTGTGCCGAAGGATCTCCTCGAAAAACCGACGCACGAGCGTCTCTTTCCTCGGGTCGATCGGCGGGATCAGATCAG